AGAAGTGAAACTAGAAGAGGAACTTATAGATCTATGATTTCTGATGAACATCTAAAGGAAATTATAGAAACTGTAAAAGAGTGTGTAATTTGTGGATCAGAAGAATCTCTTGTAGTAGATCATTGTCACAAAACAAATACTATAAGAGGAATGCTTTGTAATCATTGTAATAAAGGACTTGGTCACTTTAGAGATGATCCAGATCTTTTGGAATTTGCTAGAGTATATCTTCTTTCTAATAGTAAAGAGGAATTAGATATTGAAGAGTATAATAATTATGTCACTTCGTAAATGGAAATGCTAACAATTAAAAACAAAAATAATGGCTACAGTTAAGAAGGCTCAAGATGGTAAGAAGGTCTCAGGTCCCACTTATAAAAATTTAAGAATGGGAGTGGCTAATAAAAGATCAGAAGAAGGAAATTATCCTAGAGGTGGATATGGTGCTTCTAAAGAAGATAGTGCATCATATAGATTTGGATATGGTAGAGGTTTGAAAGGAGAGAAAGAATTTCCTGGTGAAGGAGCTGTTCAAAAAATGGGAAGATGGGAAGGTCAGAATACTGCTAAAGCTGATAGAGATGCTAAAGCTGCTGTTCCTAAAAAGAAAAATGGTGGAGCATTGAAAGCTGTAGATCCTTCTAAAAAGAAGAGTCTTGGTAAACTACCTACAGCTGTTAGAAACAAAATGGGTTTTCAAAAGAATGGTGGTGTAATGAAAGCAATGTCTGGTACTAAAATGATAAAAGCTAAAAAGAAATAACAATGGCAACTGTTAAAAAATTAAAGAAAGCTCAGGACGGAGTTAAAAAGAAACCTATTACAGAAAATACATTTAGGTTTGGAAAAAATATGGGTACTGATTCACCTACAATGAGTTCGTTTGATTCAATGAGAAAATCTGCAGGATTAGATCGGTCTAATCGTATAGACACATCAGCTAGAGCTAAAGCTATTGCATCTGGAGCATACAGAGAAGATAAAAAAAGTGGTGATTTGTTTCGTGTAAAGAAATCTAAAAATGGTGCTTCTGTAAAAGCTAAAAGTGGTGCGTCAATGAAAAAATGCAAATATGGCTGCAAATAATATGACTTCTGGTAAAGCTAAGAAGTCTGGTAAGCCTAGAAAGGCTCCTAAGGTGCCTAATTCTAGACCTAAAGACAACTTTATGCGTGAAGCTGATACAAAGCTTCGTCTTAAGAGTCCTATGCTTCCTATGAAACAAAAGCGTTTGTCAAAATAATAGCTTCACATGCCTCTTAACAATGCACACTGGGTGAATAGATGGTCTAGAACATTTATTCTTTAGAAGCACGTTTCATGTACCTATTTGCATACCGTAAGCTCTGCTCTTAGGTCAAAAGAAAAGCCCCATCATAATCGATGGGGCTTTTTAGTTTTAGTCAAACAAGTATTTCCATTTTGAATGCTTCCCCCAATAAGGATCATTGGTATAAAGACTGCTCTTTTTATACACATTATAATGAGAAGTAAAATGTAATCCATGATTTATATGTATTGCTGAATTCTTACAATTCCATTGCTTTCTAATGATGTTATTAGATTCTATATTACCACTATTTGTAATTAATGCATTTGGTAAAATAGCTTCACAATGTTTTATAGCATCATCAAATCTCATAGTCATTTGATGAAATGGTTCATCTCTTTGTCCAAGAGGTTGATATCCATCTTTGTTAATTCCCTTATAGTTCATGTTTGTATAAACTACTCCATTTTCAAATTCAGGAAAATCAAAATAACCTTCAGGATAAAGAACATCATGTTCTAGAAAAGATACATAATCATACGCACCAATCTGTCTAGCTGTATACAAAAGTTGCATTATCTGCAACAGTTGATTTAAATGAGATGATGTTTTTGTCCATGCTATATATTCTATAAAAGGATTCTTTGGTTCACTTTTCCACATACATGTCATTATATCAGCTTTACCAAGCGATGCCACTCTTATAGATTCTAAAGAAGCCTGTATAGCAGGAAATATTTTAGAGTTATTATTGTTTGAATAAAATATCCCTAGCCTATTAGTGCTAGGCTTAGGGATAATCAACAAGTTTCCTTCAGATATGGATTCATTTATTATTTTACCATCTAGTTCTACAGTGACATCTAAAGTTTTCAACTTACCAACAGAGGGATCTCCAATAATATTATTATTAGCCCTAACTACAAGTTTATCATCTTTGATCTTTAGCTGAATAACACTCGTACAATCTTTACCACCGTAAGTTGCATTAATGATTTTCATAATTAAATAGATGTTAGTTCAAAGAATCTTTGAGCATCAGCTGGTTCAAGAAAGATTTCTGTTTGATAGATGTTACGTTCTCTCTTCATTCCTTTCATTTTCTTTGTCTTAGGATCTACATCAGGAACCTCTTGTGCTCTTTCATGCATATCATCAAATAGAACGAGAATGCGACCATCTTCTAGGGTGATGCTTCTTATCACCTTATCAACATTAAAACTGTCTCTAAACTCCTTATATTCAGGAACTTCTGGTGTACCACCACTAATTTCTTTACGTGTGTAAAAGAATTGATTTTTCATTTATGTTTGTTTTAGTATTTAAGAGGTCTTGCTAATCCATTATCAATAAGAGAAGCGTTAAGATGAATGCTATTGTCTTTACCACAATATATATCCACAAGGGGCCTACCATATTTATCCAACGATTTACTCTTGATAATAACGATAGCTCCATCATTTAAATTTGCTTTGGTAAACTCTTTAGCTGCTATTGCTTTTACTTTTTCTTCAGCATCCTTACTCTTTAGTTCAGGAGTGTTAATTCCATAGAACCTACATGTAGATCTCCATTGAACAGTGAAACCAAGATCGATGATTAGTTCTGCTGTGTCACCATCTAACACTCTAACAACTGTTGCCTTGTACGTGTACAAATCATTTACCATACTCATAAGTTATCTTTTTTAATAAGATCTCTAATTCTTTTTGCATCGCTTATCTTTTTTCTAGTTTCTTCTGATACCACTCTCCCTTTACCAGAATTGGATATTTTAAGTTTGGTTTCATCTGAATGTTTTTTACCTTTATTGATGTTAGAAAGTTTTTGTTTAGTTTCTTCAGTTGGAGATCTTCCTTTTTTAATGTTACTAATGTGTTTTTTAAACTCTTCAGATCTTTTTTTACCTACTAAACTTTTTACTCTTTTATCAATTTGTTCTTTAGATTGTTTTTTACCAATCTGTGAGTTTCTCATCTTAAGTTTAGATTCTTCTGAATATTCTCTACCAGAATTACCATGACCTCCTAATGTACAATTTAGTCCATTTTTAAAACAATCAAGTTTAAGTATCCATTCTATTTCTAAAGAATTTAACACATTAAGATCATCAACATCTACTGTTTCTAGAATTTCAAAAGCATGGTTTTCCCAACCATATTTCAAAAGAGACTTATATAATCTAGTTTGATTTTTACAATTCAAATATCTATACTTATTTTTTCTAGTTTTGATATCAATTGTTTGACCAACATAAACTTTACCTGAAGGAGATGTTATTTTGTAAATGTATCCTTTCATAAATTATGTTTTTCCATACTCTACATCTAGAATTTTGCCAACGAGATCGCTTCTATGATTCTCCTTGAGTTTTATATATTGAATTTCCTCTATCCTCTTTGAGAGCTCAATAGCATAAGCAAGTCCATTAAGACCATTGTCTCTGATGTCTGTTTGCTCTAGATCACCGTTGATAATAATCTTTCCTGTTTTACCTATCCTTGTTAGAATAGCCAACATCTCAGCTTTAGTGAGGTTTTGTGCTTCTTCTACAATAAGAACATCATCAACAGTCTTACCTCTAATGAACTGTACAGGATAGGTGAGAATTCTTTTTTGCTCAAGGAGTTCTGTAATCTTCACTTGATCGTAACACTTAATAAGATTCTCTTGAAATGCCTCTAGATAGGGATTAAATTTGTCTTCAATTGCTCCAGGGAGAAAGCCTAAGCTATTTCCCACTTCTATTGTAGCTCTTGTAACAAACACTTTCTCACATTGCTTCTTAAATAAGAAGTCTAGAGCAGTTTGTGCTCCTACCAATGACTTACCAGATCCAGCTCTACCAGTGATTATTACAATTTGATTGTTGATTATCAACCTCTTAGCTTCTTTCTGTTCATCATTAAGTGTAATCTTATACTTAATATCACTCTTATACTCTCTCTTGGGCTCTTTCATATTTCTCTTTTAGTTGTTCACGTCTAATGTTAACTTCTTCGTATTTATACATGTCACTTTCTACGTTAGTGTGCTCATCTAATGTTAGAAGTATGATGTTCTGTTCATCATATTTAGCATTTGGATGCTTCTCTTTAGGAAGGATGTGATGGAAGTAGGTACTCATTGGTTCATTCCCTAAATATACACCACTTATTTCTGAATTATGCCTTCTCTTCTTCCATATATCAAGAAAGAACTCTTGCATTCTCATAACATAAGCGTCATCATCATCAGATCTTCTAGTCTTACTAAGTCCCTTACCATTGTTAGCTAGAGCTTTCCTTGGTTTATGTTTGAAACAATATTCACCATTTTCGCAGTTATTACCACATGTTTTACATTTACTCTTCATCGTTAAGTCTGTATTGTTTTTCCATTAAAAATAGTAATAGATAGTCATCATCCATTGTTCCTGTTTGTACATCAGAAGGAATATAATATAACAGAATGGCTTCTAACCAATCATCTGCTATGTCTTTAAGAATAACATGTTGATTAAGAATATGATTCCATCTATAATAATACTGTCTAATAAGAGAGAATGGATGGTCTTCTATAAACATACTGAAATCAATTACACTATCATCTTCACCCCATCCCCATCTAGCGTAATTCAGTCCACCATCAACCATAGCATTTCCACACTTACATTGTTTGTAGTCATGACCATAGCAGCTTTGTATAGTGTCATCACATAGATTGCAATATACAGCGTTATAAAAAAGAGTCTTCATATGTATTATTTTAAACCACTACTGCCAAAACCACCCTCACCTCTATCAGAACTTGCAATTTCTGCAACTTTTGATAATTCTACCTCTTCCACTCTATCAAAATAGATTTGAGCCACACGCTCTCCCACTTTATAT